TTATTTTTTTTCATTTTGAACATTCCTTTCTTCAGGTTTACTTTCTTCAGGTTTAATTAACTGAACATCATCACTTTTAGGATTATTATATTTATGCTCCTTTAAGGCTACAGATTTTTTTATCCATTCTAGAATTAAATTAAATTTTGATATTGCGATATTACTTTCATCTTTATTAATCTTTGTATTTGATGGTAAGAAATCAGCTTTTATCATTTCTTTTATTACGTAACTAACAAGTTTCTCAGAATCAATTTTTATTTCAGAATTTTTGCTTTTTGCAGCATCATAAATTGTTTCTATTTGTTTTTTATTTATTATTTCCTCAAATTCTGGTTCTATAATTGTTTCATTGTCAACTTCCTCACTATTATGTCCAAACTCTTCATTTGAATAAAGACCTGTGAATGATTGAGGAAATGCTTTTCTACATCCAGCACAAATAGCACACTTAACTATCATTGTGCCTGGCATACTTCCCCATTGTCCCATTGGTTTATATTTTGTTGTTTCCTTATCATAATATTCCCTATAATATTCCTTGTAAGTTATGGGCCAGTAGAATTCATCATTCCATCCTTTTCTATGTACCTTAAACCATGCTCCAACAATTTTCTGAGTAGAAAGATAAAAAGTTCCATCTTGATATAATATCTTTTCATTTTCTTCTAATATTAATCCAGCTGACCAACCAGCGCATAATGGATGATCATTTAAACGATTAGTAAAAGTATCAATTCCAACGACTTTCTGAACTCTACCATTTACATAAATAAAGTGAACTTCTCCCAAAAATGGATCTAATTTTTGATGTTGACATAGTACTAAAAAAGTATAAATTTCCGAGTCTTTTACTTTAGGGTCAATATTTAATGCAGTTCTCGCAAGCGGAATACTCAAATTAATTTTATTACCAGCTATTGAAATATAACTTGTTTCATATTTTGTAAGATCATTCATATCTAATTCCTCCTTAAAATTAAAAAATTATTTAAAGTAAATATATCATAAGTAAATATATATTGTAAATACATTTTTTTTATGATATATTTGTTAAAGTAAGTAATAACATTTTTAATGAATTTGATAAAATAATGGAGATGATTTATATGATAAAAAAAATTTACTCAGTTATTAATAACAATAAAAAAACTTTTAAAAATCATAAAGAACTACTTACTGAAATAAGAAAATACAAAGAATTAAATTCAATCTCTTTAAAGATAGAATTTACATCAAACAAAGTTGTTGAATTATCACTATTATCAATAACTTACTTTATAATAACTGGTAAAATTCAAGAAAATATATAAAAATAAAATTTTGGAGGATGTTTAAAATGAATAGAAGTGAATTTTTAAATTTTTGCGTGGCAAATTCAATAATAATAATATTGATATACACAATGTTTGTGATCTTCTTAGTTACATATGCAACTAAGAAAATGCTAAAAATGAAAAGAACATTTGACAAATTCATGTTTCAGGCCGAACATGAATTTAAAAACTTTGAAAATGAATCAAACTCACTTGATAAACAAACATGGCACATAAAAAAAAGTAATGAAAAAATAATAATTGATATTCAATATATTTTAAAGTTACTTGATAAATATAAAGGCATTAAATTTGATACTAAAATAAATCATAAAATTTCAAAAGAAATTGCGTCTGCAATCAATTCAAATAATCAAGATGTATATAATAATACCGACGACACAAAATCAATTATAGAAGAAAATAGTAGTGAAAAACAACGATTTATAAATCTATCTCAAGTAATTTATGAGGAAGAGGAAATGTCTTATTTAAAAAATGAAATGAATAAAACAAATCAAAAAAATTTAAAAACAGGAGTAGATTATTCATGTTTTGAGGAGATGTATTTAAATCTTGATCAAGATACTGAAATAGAAAGAATGAAAATAAGTAATCCAGTATATACATCTAGTGATAATTATAATGATAATATTTATCATGATAAAATTGGAAATGATCATGATAAATCATTTAAAAGTAAAATTACTAATTTTATTGAAAAAACTGTTGATTTCAGTACTAATAATTTAAATAAAAGAAAAAAATATAAAAATTATAATCCATTCATGGAAAAATCTATTGATGGAAAGAAAGCAGATGGTATATAAATGAGTAAAATTATAAATGGAGTAACAAATCAATTTTTCTATTGGGGCAGTTATAATTCACCTGTTATAGTGGTTTGTTCATCTGGGCATGGGCAAAATACAGCTGGTAAAAGAACACCAGAAATAAATGGGAAAGTCATAAAGGAATTTCAATTTAATCAACCAACAAAATTAAAATTATTAGCTGCTCTTGAAAGATGTGGAATAGCTTGTTGTGATGCCAACTATGAAGCAACAAGTAAGGCAATTGATGTTGAATTGGAAACACGTGTTAAACGAGCAAATTCACTTATAAAAAAATCAGCAGATAAGAAACGTATAATTTATGTTGAAATACATTATAACGCTTACAACGGTGTATTTGATGATAAAAAAGGTGGTTTAGAGATATTCTATTATAAAGGAAGTTCTAAAGGCAAAGAACTTGCTAGTAATATTTTAGATTATCTCAAAAATGGGACAAAACAAGTTAATAGAGGTATAAAAACAACTACTGGATTATATGTAGTAAAGTACACATTAATGCCTGCCATTTTATCTGAAAATGGTTTCATGGATATGTTTTTCGAAGCAAAGTTAATGCTAAATGAAGATTTTCAAAACGAAGTAGCCGAAGAACATTGTAAGGGAATTTGTGATTATTTCGGATTAATATACATTCCACCAAAAAAAGAATCAAATAAGTTATATAAAGTTCAAGTTGGAGCTTTTTCAAAAAAAGACAATGCAGAAAAATTAAGCAATCTGTTAAAAAAAGATGGTTATCCTGTCTATATTGTTGAAGATTAATTTTTATGATATAATTAATTACCAGTATATCGTGAAAAACTTTATTGACTTGTTTTGGGAAGTTCAAGTCAATAAAGTTTTTTTATTGATAAACTAGCATAATACCCCACCTCTTAGGTGGCGGGATAATGCGTCATTAACTACTTGACACCTTCACCTCCTTACTATATAATAATTATATAGTAAGGAGGTGAATAAATGTTTTTAACACAAACAAATAAAATAAGAAACCTGAGCAAAGATGAATATTTAGTATTAAGAGAACTTTGTAGCCTATCTAAAAATCTATACAATGTTGGGTTATATAATATTAGACAATATTATTTTGTCAATAAACTATTTCTAAAATATGAATCGAATTACCATGTTTGTAAGACTAATGAAAATTATAAATTGCTACAGGCTGGAATATCTCAACAAATACTTAAAATAGTTGACAGAAGTTTTAAATCATTTTTTAATTTGATAAAAAAGGCTAAAGGTGGAGATTATAGATTTCAACAAGTGAAAATACCTCACTATTTAGATAAAAATGGTCTATTCCCCTTGATATGCTCTCTTAATGCTATAAACATCAAAGACGAGTACTTTACAGTTGCATTGAGTAATGAATATAGAAAAACTAATAATGTTAAAATAAAGATACCTTGTAATCTTACAGATAAAAAGATCAAAGAAGTAAGAATATTACCTAGATATAATGGTAAATACTTTGACATTCAGTATGTGTATGAGCAAGAAATAGAGGACCTACAATTAGATAAAAATAATTGCTTATCTATAGATATAGGACTTGAAAATTTAGCTACCTGTGTTGATAGTGATGGGTCGTCATTCATTATGGATGGTCGAGAAATAAAATCAATTAACCAATACTACAATAAAAGAAAATCTAAATTACAATCTATAGCTGATAAGCAAAAGTATAAATTAACTAATAGGATATATAGGCTTACTGAAAAAAGAAATAATAAGACTAAAGATATATTGAACAAGACTTCAAGGCATATAATTAATTACTGCATAGATAACAATATAGGTACTATAGTAATTGGGTACAACGAGGATTTCAAAAGAAATATAAATTTAGGGAAAAAGAATAATCAAAATTTCACACAAATAAGTTTTGGTAAATTAAGAGAAAAGCTAAAATATCTTTGTGAAAGATATAATATGCAGTATGTAGAACAGGAAGAGTCATACACATCTAAAGCTAGTTTTTTAGATAAGGATGAAATACCAAAATATAGTCTGGAGAATCAAACAAAATATAAATTTTCTGGTAAAAGAATATACAGAGGATTGTATAAAGCTAAATCAGGACAAATAATCAATGCGGATGTAAATGGGGCTTGTAATATATTAAACAAAAGTAAGCAGAAGTTCGGCTTTGAACAACTGTGTAGAGGACTTGTGGATAGTCCATTGAGAATAAGGTTAGCTTGATTTTCAAACTTCTTAAGAAACCCCCACTTTAGAAGTGGGGGTAGTTCACCCATAAACTATTTTTAAAATAGAAACAATTGCAGCTGTTGAAGCTGTTATAGTTCCTGTTATAATTGCTCCGATAGCAACTATTTTTTTGTATCCCCATTCACTTCTAATTACTTCAAGTTCGGCTGGTTTGCTGCAATTTGATCTTATTTCATTACATTCATTTTTCTTTATCATTGTTTCCTCTATTTTGACAATTTTTTTTTCTATATCATTAAATTTCGATGATACTTCAACTTTTAAGCTTTTTAAATCTTCCCGTACTTCTGATCTAAAGTCCTTCACCTGTTCTAATATTATGTTTAATATTTTTTCATCAGCCATAATAACTACTCCATTTCACCATTTCATAATATTTTATAATTTGTAAATTTATTTATTTAAAAACCTCAGTAACAATAATATGACTGCTAGTACCGAAAACTGTAGGATTTCCAGCATCTGTTATATATTGTGCAGCTCTCATTTGAATATATGCAGCAACTTCAACAGTTTTCAATAAAAAATGTTCAATTATCAAACATCCATATGTATTCAAGGCATATCTTATATCACCCGTTAGACTTGATGATGATGTTCTCACATTGTTATCAACTGATGGTTCAGTAGATGCGGTGACTGCGACCCCTCCAATACATTGACGTTGTCCTATCAATGATACACCAGAATAATTCCAGTCAATTTTTACATCTGGATTTGTACTTCCAGCAGATGCGTACACATATACATCTATCATATATAATTTATTTGGAGCTAATCTAATAAGAAAATCTGGAATTGCAGTAATTGTATTATTTACATATGATAATTCTTCATTTAATTGATAAAGTTTTGGACCTCTTCTTAATTCATTATACATATTTAAATTAGCTTGATTGTTACTTATCACAAAATCTGTCAACAAGCTCCAGCCATAATCAGATTGACAACCAAGAAATACATTTCCAAGATCAGTTATTGAAGTTTCATATTCTAATATTTTATTTTGTTCTCCATTTTTAATTAACATTGCTCTAATTGTGTCTATATCTTTTTCAATTAAAAACACAATTTTTTCATTTGCCAATAATGCATTATCTAGAGCAATACTAGTTGATGTTGGGACACCTGCTTCAATAGCATTGATATAAAATATGTCATTTGAAATAAAAACTTCAATACAATTATCTACATCATATTCCCATAAAATAGAAGCTGTGTAACCTGCATATTTACATACTATCTCAAATTTACTCTGAAAACTTTGACAATTTTCATAAAGCAATAAACATCCATCTGTATTTTCTGCAATCATATGCATGATGCATAATGCATTAATTCGCTCATCGTATAAAATAGTATTCAAATCATGAATATCATAATATTTAGTTATCCAGCCACTCACTGAGCCAAAATATTGCTGAAAAGCTGAAGGATAACCAGGATATAAAGCATCCACTCTAATCATTTGTATATACTGAATGGTAAAATAACGTCCAGATGCATTTACAGTAGTAAACGCATCTAATCGAAGATAATCTATATCGCTCCAATCAGGCGCACCCGTTGTACCAAAAGCACTCTTAGCAAGAAATCTGACATTCCATTCATTACTAAATCCAGCAGGATTCCAAGCATTACCATAATTTTTGGCATTTGAATTACCTAATTTTAATTGAAATGTAGTAAATTTAGTAATATCATCCACATAAAAAAGAATCATTATAATATCATTTGTAGTTGAAATACTTCCATCATGAAATTTAGTTAAATCAATTGAAGTAATAGCTCTTTCCATACCTATCCAGGATGCAACATCATTACTTTCTGCAAATTTTACAGCATTTAAACCTATGACATTATGTGTAGTATCATTACTTACTGTCGTACTAGCATCAGCAGTCCATTCACTTGCGGCTGTCATGTTATCTATTTCTTTTATATTACGCTCATAGTAATAATCTTTTTCATCTCTAAAATTGCAAGTTTCAGATTTACGAATTTCTTCATCGACCATATCTATCCAATCTTCAATATCATTTAAGGCGTCCTCGTCAATGGCTGGTGGGCCTGCGTTCGCAAATACTACAGGAGTCCAGTTTCCAGCATCAGGCATATTACTTCACCTCTTTTTCATATTTATATTCTGGAATAATCATTTTATCTTTTTCAATATTTGTATCTCTATTAATTATTACTTTAGGTTTTTTCTTTCTAGCACTTTGCGGTACATCAATAGAACAGCAAAATAATATTTGACTATTTTTATCTTTTACATTTTGTAGTCTTTCAAATGTATTAAAATTTAAATGATCTCTAAACTGATTAAAAAATTGAATTGCAAAATCATTAAAAATTAAATCTTCAATTTTTAAATTTTCATTATCTTGATTTTCCTTTAATTTTAAAAGATTCTCTTCATAAGCTTTTTTTATAAATGCTACTTTAAAAGTTTTCAATTAATCATCCCCTTACTAGACTTATTGTCCATGTTATCTGTACTTGTTCAAATATGTTTTTTGTCTCATCAACTACTATACGACTTACTAATAAGCCAGTATTCATATGATATCCAACAGCTAAAATATTAAAATCATAAGAACCACTACCAGCAAAAAGTCCAATCTCTTTAATATCACAAGCTCCCCCCATATATTCTGGCTGTAAATCAGTCATTACAGCTCTAACAACTATATCACCTACATCTGTTCGTCGTTTTGATAGAATAGTTATTCTAAAGAATTCATTTACTAATAATTTCATATCATCAATATTTGGAGTATCATCATCGCCAAACGCAATATTCTTAAATAGCATATTACTATTATTGGTATCATAAAAACTTTTTAATAATTCATCCAAGGCATCATCCATTATCGTATTTACATATTTCTTATGATATATTTTTTTACCATGTAAAAATTTTTCAAAGTCTACTTTTCCAATAATTTTTATATTAGTTTTCATTATTTCCACCTTCAATTAAGGATAATTATGACTTGAAATCTGTGTTCCAGGCCATAAATTTATATCAGGCCATAATGCAATATCTGGATAAAGAGGATCAAGTCTCAATACATTTAAACTTTCTTCATATTCTATTAACTCTCGTTGTGAAAATGATATATTTACTATTAAATCTGTTCTAATTTCAAAATAATTTTCTTTTGAAATCCATTGCTTGAAGAAATTTATCCAGCCTTGCAGTGGCTCACCATCAATAAGCTCTACACTTCGTTGTAGTTCAGGAGTTCCATTATCTCTTATAGTTACTCCATACACTAGATATCCTTGTCCAGCTGATACTAAACTATTTATATTATAGCTAGGTAATATTACATCACCTACGTTACCTACATAATATTTGTCAAAAGTATTAAACTTTATTTTCTTTGCAATTCTGTCATATCTATCTAATAAAGCATCTCCTATATCTTCTGCTAAATCTTCACCATAAATATTAGTCCCATTCATTATATTAGTATAAATTCCACTGCCACCTTCAATTGCTTTTCTTTCATTTATTACATCATCAGCGTACCGAATAATATCAAATGTTAACTGTGGTATATATTCAACTACAACATAGCTATTTATAGATGGTGGTACTTCTCCACCATCCTGATAAACATAAGCTGAACCCTTTGTCCAATACCATTTATAAGTTCCACTTTGATCAAGACCATAAATTCCTACATCTTCTGGAAGAACTTCTTCACCTGCAAGTGGATGACTTTTATTTGCCCATGTAGTTACAAAAATTCTTGGCTTTGCTTCTATAGGCCAAGTTACTTTAAATTCTTGAACTGCGTCATTGGGATAAGGTGTTGCAACTTCCAATATACTATTTATCAAGACTGGGACATCCTTTATTATTTGTACAGTCCGAAAATCTTTTCTATCTGGAATAATTCTTAATGTTCTACTGTCATATCCATGATCTTCTATAAGTGACTGCCCAATACATCCACTTCCATCATTGAAAAAAAATTTCTTATCTGCTCTTATTTCCCATTTCCAATTGAGTAAATCTGCCAATTCATCGAAAATCTGAGTACAAAAAACATATGGACAAACTATTTTTACTTCTTTTGTAGTCTCTTGAATCGAGTTGAAATCATACCAAATACCGTCATCACTAAGATAATCATCAATAATTAACATTATTAATTCATGTATATATATTTTGGGATATGTTTGATTAACACATATCCTATCACATATTGCATGATGATCAATACATATTATTTCATTAGAAAATATGCCTTTATTAATATTTCTAGTTTCTGGTTCATCTAATTGACCAGAAAATATGCAAGACCAGGAATCGATATCATATGCATCGCCACTAATATATTCCCATACATCAATTTTTCGACCTATTAATTCTGTCCAATGAAAATTAATAGACAATCTATCAATTAAAGTAAATTGACAAACTGATCTAGCTTTATAAGTCTGTGAAATAACAAGACTTTTTGTTAATACATAAACTCCATCAGGAAAACCAACATATTCATTATTTGGTGGATATCCATCAATTGTTACTCTAAATGAAGGCATTATAATTTACCTCCATATCTTTTCAATACACTTTCCATTTCTTGCATAAATGATTTTACATCATTTACACCATAAAAATTAAAATTACCTTTTATAGTTGTTCCTGATAAATTATTATCATTAGCAGATAATTTAATATTATTAAAATCCGGATTATTAATTAAAATTTTGCCGAGCCAATCATTTGATAAGCTATCTTTCACTTTATTAAGACTTTCTAATATGGGACCCTTAAAATTTAATTTATCAAGATTTTTTAGTGGTCCTTCTCTAGCCGGGGAATGAGGAAAATAACTGCTTATTATTGAGCCAACATTCCAACAAGTATTTTTTAAATCTGAAAACATATCTTTTATTCCATTGATTACAGATTTTATAATATTAGTTCCAACTTTATAAAAATTTATAGCTGTTATTCCATCGTATAAACTATTTGCTAAAGTCTTACCTGACGAAAAGAAACTTTTCATTTTGCCTGATATTTTTCCTGGTAAGTCACTAAATGTATTCACTATTTTTAAAACTAATCCATTTAAACTTCCAAGAAAAGATACTTTTAAATTAGATAGATATAATAAACAATTTGTTCCTAATTGATTAACATATCTTGCCGCTGTTGGTATTTGTGAAAACGCTGTTTTAATTTTCTTCACAAAATCTGGACATAATTTATCTCCTATATTAGTATTTATTCCAGTAAAGAAGTTAAAAAGAAATTTACCCAAATTACCAAAATATCCTTCAATAATCTTTAAATAATTAGAAACAAGCTGTGATAAGCCATTCCAAAGCTCAGACCATCCTTTTTTTATTCTCTTACCATCAATAGTTATTAATCCCATAAAAATATCGAATAAACCTCTTAAAGCTGTTAGAATGTTAAAAATTGAAGCTATAAAATTTGGTACTATACTTATTATAGCTGTCAAACTTCCAAGAAAATTACCTACAATAACTATTGATAAATTTATTAATATTTTTAAAACATCTTTCAATAATGGCAATATTGGTTCAATAGCTTTGTAAAAATCTTCCCATGCTTTTTTCAAAGATTCCCAATCCATGTCGCCCAATATTTCTTTAACTGAATTAAACGCTGGTGTTAGTGCTTTTACTACACTTCCAGCAAATTCTATTATATTATCTCTTAACTCTATAAGCTTATCTCTGAAAATTATAAAATTAGTTAATAATTCTATAAAATCATCTTTGGTATCTTCAGGTATAAGCTCCAACATCGTAGCTGTAAACTTTGTAAAATCTCCATTATTTAAAGCATCTACAAATTCTTCAAAAGCTTTTTTAATATCATCAAAATGATTTATTATAAATTCAGCAGCATCTTTAATTTTGTTAATAATCTTATCAAAATTATCTTTTATTGCTTTTCTCACTTTTTCAGAGCTTAACATTAAAGCAATAAAACCACCAGCCAAAGTAGCTATTACTCCAACAGCTATCAATGTAGGAGCTCCAATTGCAGCAATAGTACCCGTTACTAAAGAAACAAATTCAATAGTAGCTCCTATTATACTTATTAATTTTCCGAATGCTAATATTACAAATGGCATTGCAGCTGCAATCGCAAGCAGTCCAACTAACATACTTTTTTGAGGTTTTGTCATTTTTTCAATGTTAGAATTTACTTTTTTCATTACATCATTAAAAATATTTAAAATTGGCAATAAAGATTCTTTCATTACATCAAAAAATTCTATTGCGGTAACTTTTAAAGTACTTAAAGACTGATTAAATTTGAAGTCAAGTGTTTCGGAAGTTGTTTTAAATGCTTCATCCAGCATTCCTGTTGAATTTTTCAAACTACCAAATATTTTTACATTATCTTCAACATTATTTCCCATCAAATCAAGGAAACCAGATAACGCCCTAATATTAGGAAATACTTTTGCGACTGTATCTTCACCATATTTTTTAGTTAATTCATCAAGTTCCATCAATGTTGCGAGCAAACCATCTTCTCGTATTTTTTTTCTTAACTCCTCTGCCGAAGTTCCCATCATTTGCAAAGTATCACTTGCTTCTTTTGAAGGTTTCAATAAACTTGATAATATTGCTTTTAATTGAACGGAAGCTGTATTTGCATCTGTTCCAGTTCTTGTCATTGCAGCAATCGCAGCCGAAACTTCATCAAATTCAACCTCCATCGCCGAAGCAATTGGCAATACTCCACCCATTGCCGAAGCCAACGCATTTGCTTCGGTCTTACCTTCTCGAACAGCAGCGACAAGTATGTCCGTAGCTTTTGTAGCTGATAAATTTTCTTTTCCATATGCATTCATTGCACTAGTAACAAGATCAGCAACAACTTTAGTTTCACCTAATCCAACTGATGAAGCTTTTGCGGACATAGCAAGAACTTCCATTGCCTCTGCACCTTTTATTCCTGCTGATGTTACAAAAAATAAAGCCTCTGCTAGTTCTTTTGGTGGTTTCCCGATTTCTGGACTTAATTTCAAAATTTCATTTCCCCATTGTTTTACTTGTGTTTCGGAAACACCAACAAGTCCAACAATCTTTGACATTTCAGTTTCAAAATCAGCTCCAAGTTTAGTGACTGCAATTCCAGCCGCTGCAATTGGTAAAGATACAGATTTTATAAGACTTCCACCTATTTTTTCAAATCCTGAACCAATTGATGATAAATTTCTTGAAAAACCAGTAATAAAATTATTACCAGTATTTCTGGTTTGATCTATTCTTCTATTAAATGGGTCAGAATTTGCATCTATTCTGGCTGTAAGCTCTCCAATTACGAAACTCATTTTTTCACCTCATTTTATCAACATTTTCATTAATTTGTTCTTCATCATATTGAGCAAATTTTCTATTATCTTCATTTTTCATCCATCTGAAATAAGATGATTCATTTGGCAATTCCCTTACTAGTACTAAAAATTTCCTCCATGTTATCTCATTATTGAAACAACATTTATTTAAATCTAATCTATAATAATGCAAAAAATCAGCTTCTAGAGCTGACCATCCCCAAATTATTACTCTTGGGTCAAAAGTTTTTTTTCCAACTCTTTTACATCTTTATTATTTATATCATATCCCCATTCTTGCATTACTCTTGGGATTATGACTTTATTTACAAAATTTAATGTAACATGAACATTATTTGTTTGCTCCAAGGCTGTTAAAAACTTTCCTCCGAACATAAGTTTTATAAACATAAAAATTTTATCATCTGGCATAATTATTACCATTTTACCATCAATCTTTTTATAGCAATGTCTAAGAAAAAAAGTTTGAAAATTAAAAGGCATTGAATTTGGTAACTCATATATTTTCCCAAGGAATCTTACAGTAAATTTTTTATTACTATTTACATATTCATCCAAAGCTTTGTCAAAGTCACATGTTAGCTCACTTTCCTGCCTTTCTTTTATTTCTTCAACTTTTTCATTCAATTGACTAATTCTTTCTTCATTTATTTTATTTTTTTCTTCTTCACTTAATTTTTTATAATCTTCTATCATGTCAAACCTCTTATTTATTTTTTTTAACTTCCTGGTATTATATCAGTTTTCGAGTTAACTCTAAATGTAGATTTAAAACGGTATACTCCACTTACATCACCTGTTTCACTGTATGAAGTGAAAAATCCATATAAAATATCTCCATATCCAGTATTTCTAACTCTTCTAATTGTTATCATTTGTCCTTTATCAGCCGAGGCCTTTAATTCAGATTGACCAATATTTCTTCCAGCTGTAGAGGTTTCAATTGTGATACCTTCAATTGTTGCCGTTTCATTTACAGCAATTGGAACATATTCATTTCTTAATACATCAGTTCCAGCAATTATGTTTTCGGCAGCTGTCACATCTTCTTCTGATATATTAGTATCATTATTAAAGGTAGTAACTTTTGCAAGAATTAATCCTTCTACAAGCACTGTTGTTCCAGCAAATTTTACTTCCTTTCCTGTATTATTTGTTGGCATTAATAAATTCACCTACTTTCTATAATCTATAAATATTATCTTGTGTTTGAACTCTTAATCTATAACTTACAGTATATTCATGCCTATTATTATCATCTTTGCCTATTCCATATGGAGAACTGTCAACAAAAGATGCAGTTACAATATTATTACTATTATCAATTAAAGAAGAACCACCAAAGCCAATAAATGCTTTATGAATATTCATTAATATTCTCTTAGATTCTTCTTTTAATAGATTTCTTACAACAATTCTTATGCCGACTTGATCTACCGCTAAAGAACTTGATTCATCAATTGTAGGAGCCTGATAATCATAAACACTTATTTGATTATCTGGTTTATCAGGCTGAAAATTATCAAATATATCACAATTAGAGCTATCATTAAATGTTCCAAATCCATTATTGCTTAACCATTTACAAAATTCATCAGCTATCACATAAACCGCCTCATTTCATCTTTTATAAATTCTTTTAATTTTTTAGCTGCAATTGCATTAAAAGGGTCACGCAGATAAAAAGCTTTTCTTCCATGTTGAAAATTTGCGGTATGTTCATGCCATTTGATAGCATATGGGACTATTGGATATCCAGTACCAGCACCGCCACCAAAAGTTATACAACAAGCTGGTACATTTCCAGCTGCCATAATCACAATACCAGACTTTTCAAGTATTCCCTCATTAAGAGGAACTTGTGTTTTAGCTACTGATAAAACACATTCACCTGTTTTATTTACAGCTACTACATTCGCCTGATTAACAAGTGTTTTAGCTAGTTCTCCATACCATTTTATCCAAGACATTAATATCACCTAATTTATTATTTTATAACCGACTACAGTTATTGTATATATCATATTTTTCAAGTTTAAACCTTTAATATTAAAAAATTGTCTTTTACCAACAAGTATATCAGGCTTATATCTATAGCATTTTCTTTTTTTGCCAGCATATGTATAAAGTCTTTTAAGTAAACATTTGGGATTTCTTAAATAAATTCTAAATTCACTTAATTTATATCTTCTGTATTTACAGTGAATAATTATTCTAACTTCAATAATTTTAATCATATGGCGCCTTAGATAAGTTTGTATTCTTTCATCAAAATTACCTGTATTATGCCATGTTTTTGTAAAATATAATTTAGTAGACACATGATCACTTCCTTTAAGATTTAATCATATTGTTTACCTCACAATTACTTCATAATGATGTATTTCACCCTTATTTACAGGATTATCAATAGAATCTATTTGCAACACTTCCATTGATCTTACATATGGTGAAGTCTGATTAATAAGCCAATATTCATGATTAATGTCAATTTTACTATCATTTTTCAAAAAAATAATAGTTGTTGACATTACTTCTTCACCAGTTTTTAATGTTATTAATTTATTTCCATATTGACAAAATCCTTTTTCACCAGGATATGAAGCAATATTTTTAAAATTACCTTCTTTTGTTCTTTGTCTTTTTATAATTGTAATTGTGTGGGTCATTATTTTATTAAATGAATCTATACTACTCATTTAATTCTTACAGCTCTTTTTATAATACCTGAACTAATTAAAATAGAATCCACATAATTCATTGTTTCAGGTAATATTTTCCCAGTAGTTGTATTTTCTTTTTGAACTGAGAATCGTCCCAATCTAATTGATTTTTCATTGGTAGGAGATATACCATTTATCACCATCTCCTGTATCATAGAAGCGACCCACATTTTAATAGCTTCCTTTTGATTAGTTGATACAGTATCATAATTATCAATATACCATGTGTTAGAAGATGTATTTATTTTGTATCCGTTAGAATATATTAAATGATTTCCTATTCTTGAATCTAATAATTTTTCAGCTTGTCTTATCAACAAAACAGTAGCTTCGGAAGCTGATCTTCCAGTATATGTATTATATTCAGTTGAAGTTAAATACATTAATTCCACCTTCCCCATTCTCCATTATCATTTTTACTATATCCAGCTTTTTTTATAGCAGACCAGGCAATTTTTACACATAATTTTTCACTTTTATTATTTTCAAATGCTGAATTAAAAGCACTTATCCAAATTTTTTTAGCATTTTTAGGTAGTTTTTTTATTAATTCAGGAGAATTACTTAATTGATAAGGCATTATTATCACTTCCTTTATCAATTAAAGATAAAATTAATGATTCTTTACTTCCAACAGCTGGAAGACCTTTTGATTTACATATATTACGCAATTCTTTATATGTTTTATCAGCTAAAATATTTTTATCTAATATTTTAATTCCTTGATAAATATACATTTTAGCTTTTTTCATTTCAATATAAGCTTTTGCCTGTAAATATTCAAAATCAACAACGTCTCCAACTTTATACTCATTTATATTTTTTATAAACTCAATTTTCATAATCAACTTCCCTGTTGTTTTAATACAGCGAAAGGATATCTTGTTGTAGCACTTGTATTAATACGATTAATTGGATTTGGAACTTGCCAAGCAAGTCGCATGCAAGCTCTTAAAGCAACCATATTTTGTTGTGGTAAATTAATCAAAATTTCTTTTGTAACTGGGTCTTGTAATACTGCCTGATCAAGTAGTTTCCAAGAAATATCCTCCCTAATTGCGTACATAAGCTGTCTCCAATCTCCTGCAATTTGCAAAGATTGTGATGGTATTACACTGCCATTTCTAGGAAATTCACATCGTTCTCCATCAAGCATATAGTTTGATCTTCCTTGCATTCCTTCTTTTGCAAGTGCCTTAAATATTGGTTCTCCATTACCATTCTGGCCGCCAACTCTTAAACCTCTATATACTGAACGCATTGTCATTGCACAAACATGTCCATCACAGAAATATCCATCTTCTTCAACTTTAGAGATTAACCCGCCTACACCAAGTACATCATTGTAAATGTCTCCAAGACTTCCATATACGACAACATTGCCAGCGGCAATCGCAGATGGAACTATCGCTATAGGCCAAATTGCGGGAGCTTGTAATCCATAAAATACAGCTTGATCAAAAGCCATACCAAAAGCTTCTAGTAATTTAGGCTTAGCTTCACCCCATATATCATAAGCAGAATCGGCCAATACAGCTTCAGGAATAGCAATTATTACATTCAGCTCCTCTGCATCCAAATATTTATTTGTCCATGCCATATGAGTTAATCTTTTCCATTGTTCACCTTCTTCTAATGTTCCAGGACCTGGATTGGAAAAATACGTAACTGGCAATACTGACAAGCATGGTAATCTTCTTTGCCTTCTTGACATATTTGCTGCTTTATATCCAAGACGCATTACTGCCGACATTTCAACTACACTTTGAATTATTTCTTTCGAGTATTCCTCTGGCATTAAGGCATCTACATCTTGTCGTGGGATATAAGTTACATCATCAGCCAAAAAAATCATCTCCTTTTGTTATATTTTAAAATCTTTAAAATCGTTTAGCAGCTCTACGAATAACATCATTAAAACTCATTCCTGATATTTTCGTAGTTTTATCATTATTTTTAGTATCTTTAGTATCATCACCAGTTTTTTTTGGTGAATGATTTGTTTTCAATAACCAAGGACAATCTGCTATTAAAAGTTTTAATGATTTTGCTACTCCTGACACTGCTCCAGAATCATCAACGTCAATATCATCCATTTTCATTAACTTATATGCTGCACCAGCATCAACAATTCCTAATTCATTACTTTTTATAGTTACTTCTGCCCTTATTAATTTTTTATTTGCAGTCATCTCCTTTTGATCACTCTTTTGTATCGCTTGATCTCTTTCTAGTTTGACTTTATCTACTTCATTCATTGAATCCTTTTTTTTCTGATCTTCAAATTCTTTTTCTTTAGCTTTTAAGGCCTTCGCTACTTTTCTATTGATAATAGCATTGAATTCTTCTTGACTATTGAATACTACCTTATTAGCATATTTATCTTCTTTTTCTGTAGTATCATTTTTATCAGTTTCTGTTGAAACATTGTCATTTAAATTATTTTCATCAATATTATCTTGATTTTCAACAACATCTCCCATAATTAACCTCCCATATTTACGCTTGGTAAGCTCTAGTATTTACGCTCTCCAGCTCTCGTATTATTTTAGCTCAGCTTAAAAGCTCGTCAGCTTTCCTTCATTATACAGGTTTTTTACGAAAAAATAAAGCACTATATTTCTTTTCTATATAGAAAGAAAATAGCACTTTATTTATATTGTTAAATTTATAAATTTAATAAATTTGCATTTTTAATAAGTTTTTTAATTGCATTCTCAAAAAACTGTCTATTTGCACAAAAGAGTTGGTTAGAATCTTTATAATTTTTAAATTTCAAAATAAAAGAATGTATTCCAATACTTCTTAGCTTATCATCCAATGAATTCAACGCACTTGTACCAGCATTATCATTATCAAGTGCTAATATTAATTTATTCTTTCTTAAAATAATCTGATCTTTATATTTAGATACTTCCTG